AAAGAAACTATCCGCTCCCATTCCTGATCGGTTATTTCGTAACGTTTTAACATAACGATCACCCCTTTTTTTCATTATACCACAAAAAGGGAATTAAAACATTTATTTTGTACAATTTTTATTTTTCAAACACGCTCTAAATAGGGAGGAAATTTTATGGAAATTGAAGAAGTTGTGCTCCGGAGCGGCGGGAGCCAGAGGGAGCCGATAAGCGATGTAAGGCTCCACATGCTGTTGAATTATGCAGTGGGAATTATTGCCGAGGTGCTTGGATTCGAACTTGCGTTTGTAATCGTGCTGGAAATTGGCGGAGTTCTGAAATGAGGAGGTGACAGGGATGCCGAGGGTAGCATTGAGTCCGGAGCAGAAAAAGGATTACATGGTCAATGACCTTCCGCACTGGTTCGAGAAGGAGGCCCGGAAAAGGAAGATATACATAAAAGATCTGGCAGGAGCCCTTAAAATCACTCCCCAGGCATGGAACGAGCGCAAGAAGCCAAAGACAAATGGAGAGCCAAAGGATTCCTTCAGCTATGGCGACATGCTTATCCTTTTTAAGTTTCTGGACATTCCGGAGGATGAAAGGCTGAAGATTATGACATTGTGAGAGGGGGTGGGAAAATGCCTATAACTAACTACAGGGTGAGGTACTGGCTGGAAGACGGCAGTGAAGATTACATAGGGACCCGCACCATGGAGAGTGCACAGGAATTTTATTACAGCCTGGACGGTAGGGCGGAGATTCAGCAGTATGTGGAAAGCACGCACAGGTATGAAACAGTGGTGTATCCGGAATTTGAATATTGACAGGATACAGGCAGGCCCGGACAAGGAGAAAGAGGAGGCATACATGGAGCAGGAATATTCAGAAACAGTGGATCCGGATGCAGTGACCATAGGGATACTGCCTGGAGATGCTGGAGACGATGGGCCACGCCGTGGAGATCAGCGGCGGGCGGGCAGAGGGCTTCCCGGAGGACACGCCCCTGGGGAAGAAGGACATGAAGAGGTACCCGGTCTATGCGCTCATCATAAGGCGCGGGAAGGACAGGATCCAGTGGAGCACGCGCAGGAAGGAGTGCCTGCGCAGGAAAAGGAAGGCAGGGAGTAAAGAAATGCCCCTGCGGCTGACGGCCGGCCAGCGCAGGGACTGCAGGATTTGAAAATACTTATATGTCTATTATAAATGGGCGGGAAGGAGAGGTCAAGTGGAAAATGACTGGTTTGATGCAGTGGCAGCAAGAGAGTGGCTGGAAAACCGCATTGAGCGTCTGGCGGCATTGAAAGAAACAGATGACTTCAACAGCCAGATCGGAGCGGCGGTAACGCCGGATTATGTACATGTTACTAATGGGATTGATATACTGGCGGACATACTCGGGAAGAAACTGGCTGAAGATGGAGCCGTGGACGAATATACCAGATATTGTTTCTGGCACGATGGAGTAAAAGTATTGCAGCTGTCGAAGGAGAGGCTGGTAAAACATGATGGCGCAGATTGAGGTCGAAAACTCCATGGTAACCGACTGGTGGTGGGACGAGCAGGAGTACCGTGTGCCCAGTAAAGCCCGGATGGAGAGGGAAAGAAAAGCCTATGAAGAGGCGGAAAGAGAGGATAGGGAAAATGAATTTATATGAAATTGACCATGCAATTCTTGATTGTGTGGACATGGAAACGGGTGAGATTATCGATGTAGATGCGCTCAACACTTTGGAAATGGAGCGTGATGCAAAGATTGAGAATATCGCTTTATGGATTAAGAATCTTCTGTCAGATGCAGAGCAGATTAAGGCGGAAATGAAAACGATGGCAGAACGCAAAAAGTCAGCAGAAAATAAGGCTGAAAATCTCAAGATTTATCTCACTGGTTATCTGAATGGAAGCAAGTTCAGTACTTCCAAAGTTGCAATATCATTCAGAAAATCGAAATCGGTTGATGTGTCAGACATTAACAAGATTATGAGCATGGATGATGCAGACAGTTATTTGAAATATGCAGAACCAACGCCAGACAAGACAGCCATCAAGCAGGCTATCGAAAGCGGAAAGACAATTCCAGGATGCAGTTTAGTTGAAAAGAACAACATCCAGATTAAATGAATTGAATGGATATGCGGACTGCCGTTTGTGACGGTTGGAGAAGAATTATAAAAAAATTATAGGAGGATATGGAAATGGAAGAAACTATTACTATTACATTGGAGGAGTATAGGAATTTGGTAAAAGCGTCTGCGCGAATTGAGGCATTTTCTGATTTTGTCATAAAGTCGGATTATAGCATCAGCCGGGAAACATGTGGACACTTCTTAGGCTTTGAATTAGTGGAAAAAAATGAGTAAATTTTAGGAGATTGGAGGATTAGGGAAATATGGCAAAAGTAATTTGTATCGCTGGGGAATCCGGCACAGGAAAGACAACTTCCATGAGAAATCTTGACCCGGAAACGTCATTTTACATTGACTGTGATAAAAAGGGGCTTTCATGGAAAGGGTGGAAGAATCAGTTTAACGGAGACAAGAAAAATTATCTTGTGACAGACTTTCCCACTGTGGCACTAACAGCACTGAAAAAACTAGATAAGGAAGAAAACTTTAAGAAGATTAAGGTTTGTGTTGTTGATACGCTGAACGGGCTTATGGTGGCGGATGAAATGCGCCGGACAAAGGAAAAAGGATATGACAAGTGGCAGGATTTGGCACAAAGCATTTATGAGCTTGTGGACTATTCCCTTACTATGCGGAATGATATTACGGTTGTGTTCATAGCCCATACACAGACAGACCATGACGATAACGGGTATATGTTCACAAGAATTAAGACTTCCGGTAGGAAGCTGGACAAGATTACCCTTGAAAGCAAGTTCTCAACGGTACTTATCAGTAAGTGTGTGGACGGGCGGTATGTGTTTGAGACACAAGCAAATTTCTCTACCGCCAAAAGCCCGATGGGAGCGTTTGAGAGTAAAGAAATTGACAATGACATTATAACAGTAATTAAAGCATTGGAGGAATTTTAAATGAATAAACCTACAAACTATGACGAGACGCAGGCCGGGGGCGAATTTACCCCCGTGGAACTTGGAGGGCACAAGCTGGTAATCAAGCAGGTCAACGAAACAAAATCTAAGAACGGCAAGGATATGATTGTTGTTCTGTTTGACTTTGCGGATGATGATAAGCAGCCAGGATATTTCATGGAGCAGTTTCAGAATGATATCCGGCCTGATAAGAAGTGGCCGAACCAAGCGACACAGTACATACTTCCGACTGATGACGATGGGAAGTGCAGCCGTTCCTTTAAGACATTCACCACTTGCGTGGAGCATTCCAATGCCGGATTCTCTGTTCAGTGGGGGGATAAGTTCTGCCAGTGTTTCAAGGGAAAGAAAATCGGCGGCGTGTTCGGCGAGCAGATGGACTATTACAACGGCGAGGAGAAGAAAAAGCGTGTCCTGCGGTGGTTCTGTTCATTGGACAAAGTTGCTGATGCTACCATTCCTGATATGAGCGAGACAAAGGCATATAAGGAGTACAAGCAGGGGGGCGGTATGCCGAACTATGGAGCGCCTGACAGTGACGGATTTATGAATATTCCGGACGGAATAGATGAAGAACTTCCCTTTAATTGATTGGCGGTGATGTGATGCAAGTGCAAGTAGATACCAGAGAACACGCCAAAGAATGGGAGCGCATAAAAGGTCAGTTTGACGCGCTGGGAGTGCAGTATTTCCGATCAAAAATGTATGTCGGTGATTATCAGTCTCTGGACAATCCAAGACTGGTAATCGACCGCAAAAAGGACTTGCAGGAGATATGCGGAAACGTCTGCCGGCAACATGAACGCTTTAAAGCTGAATTACTTCGTGCAAAGGAGCAGGGGATAAAATTGGTTATCCTCTGCGAGCATGGAGCGGATATAAAAAGCCTTGAAGATGTGTTCTTCTGGCAGAACCCACGCAAGTATCAGATACGGTGGAAAACGGTCAACGGCAAGCGTGTAAAGGATGTAATTTCAGCTAAGGCGGTGGACGGGAACCAGCTTTATAAGTCGCTGTGTACAATCCGTGACAGGTATAATGTTGATTTTGTTTTCTGTCAAAAAGAGGAGACTGGAAGAAAGATTATTGAGATTTTAGGATATGACCAGTGAAGAGATTAAGCGGAACCTGAAAATGAAAGATGTGGTTGGGCAGTATGGAATCAAAGTCAATAGGAATGGATTTTGTTGCTGCCCATTCCACAGAGAAAAGACAGCATCAATGAAGATTTACAAAGATTCATACCATTGCTTTGGATGCGGGGAGAATGGAGACATATTCTCATTCGTCCAGAATATAGAAGGTGTGGATTTCAAGACGGCTTTCAAGATTCTGGGCGGCACCTATGCAGATAAATCAGATTACCAACATAAGCTTTTTCAGTATAGGTGTCAGAAGCGCAAGGAGACGGAGGAAATCCGGGAAGCAAAAAGGAAAGCACTTCATGCGGAAGTGCTGGAGGAAATCAGTCTGATGAAAGCTATAAAACTGCTTTCCACGGTATTTTCTAGTGATTGGTGTTATGCCGTTAATAAGCTTGAATATGATTTTTATCTGCTTGAACATTTAATGACAGAAAAGGGGTGAGAAGATATTGGACATTACGGCATTGGACACAAAGGAAAAGCTTCTGTCAAAAGCTGTTCTGGATGAAGTATTTGAGATTCAAGACGAAATAGACCGGGCGATCATGCTTCTCTCCCTGCAAGAGAAAGCAAAAATGCTAGGGGTAAAAGGTCAGTTTGATGACCTGGTAAGGGCATATAAAAAGGTGGATTTATCCTTTAAAAAAGCGAACCAAAGAGCGCCGGCATCTGGCATAGACAATTACACTGATTTTGATGGGCCATATGAGCCTATGTACTGTGGCTCATGGCTTGCAAATGAAAACGGTGTCTATTCGCAGAATATGTCCCAGGTGGAACAGATAGCATGTTACCATCCTATTCTTCCCATAGAGCGCTTGAAGAACCTTGAATCTGGAGAAGAACAGATTAAGCTTGCATTTAAGCGTAACGGTCGGTGGGAAGAGATTATTGTTCCAAAAGTAATGATTACATCCGCCAGTAAAATAGTGGCTCTATCGAGTCGTGGAGTGGCCGTAACGAGCGAAAATGCAAAGCTGCTGGTCAGATACCTGTCAGACGTTGAAAACCGCAATACGGGGCAAATAGCGGTTCAATATTCCAGTTCAAAGCTTGGGTGGATTAAGAAAGAATTTCTACCATATGACACAGATATTACCTTTGACGGAGATGCACGATTCCGGCAGTTGTTTGAAAACATCGGGGAGTATGGAAACCGGGACAAATGGTATGGGCATGTGAAAGAACTACGACGGACAGGACGGCCGGAAATAAAAATGATGTTGGCCGCATCGTTTGCAAGTGTGCTTATCCACCAAATAGGCGGCCTACCATTCTTCGTTGACTTATGGGGAGAAACCGAGGGAGGAAAGACTGTCACGCTGATGCTGGCCGCTTCCGTCTGGGCGAATCCGGCAGAGAGTGCGTTTATCGGGGATTTTAAGACAACGGATGTAGCACTTGAAGCAAAAGCGAACATGCTGAACCATCTGCCTATGATTTTGGATGATACCAGCAAGAAAAACCGGAGGATTGAGGAAAACTTTGAGGGCGTGGTGTATGATCTTTGCTCTGGCAAGGGAAAGACACGTTCTAACAGGGATATAGGTATCAACACAGAAAACCACTGGAATAACTGCATACTGACAAATGGTGAGTGCCCCTTGACTTCTTACGTCAACCAGGGTGGCGCAATTAACCGTATTTTGGAAATTGAGTGCGGAGAGAAAGTTTATACGGACCCGCAACTTACCGCTGACACGCTGAAGCAAAACTACGGTTTTTCCGGTAAAGATTTTGTCGAAGTCGTAAAGGCTATGGGCGCGGATGCTATCAGAGAAATGCAGAAAGACTTCCAGCAGCAGCTTTTTGATGATGAGAAGATGCAAAAGCAGAGCATATCACTTTCCATCATCCTAACAGCGGATAAAATCGCCACAGATACACTTTTTAAGGACGGCCAGTATATTTCTATTGATGAAGCAAAAAAGGTACTTATTGACCGAAATGAACTGTCTGACAATGAGCGGTGCTATCGGTACATACTGGATAAAGTTGCTATGAATGGGAACCGATTTGATGCACAAACAGCTTGCGAAAAGTGGGGAATTATTGAGAATGGATATGTCTTTTTTTACAATCAAGCGTTTGACGAGCTGTGCAAAAATGGTGGATTTTCAAAACGGTCTTTCTTATCATGGGGCGTAAAGAAAAAGGTTGTGGAAACTGACAGTAAGGGTAATCCAACAAAGCAGAAAAAGATTGATGGGAAGAATAATCGGTGTGTTTGTTTGAAACTGGATGACGGAATATCAGTTGATGATAACGGTTTTATGTCTGTTGACGAATTTAATCAAGAAGAACTTCCTTTCCAGTAGGTAACAAAGTAACACCCGTAACACGGAAAAATTAAATATATATAGGAGTGTTGTGTATGTATATATGATATTCATACATCAATATTAAATAGTAAAAACCGCGTGTTACTTTGTTACCGCAATAAAAATAAGATGAAAATTCAGTAAAATCAATGACTTTACGATTAACACATATTTTGTTACACAAAATTTTAAAATGCTACTTTTGTTACATTTTAGACGTAAGGAGATTATTATGCAGGAAAAAATAGAAGAAAGGCATAAAGAAATATCGCATATCCAGAATACGATATGGGCGATGTATAAGGCTTATCTTTTAGACCATGACATGAAAAAGTGGAATGATGGAATGGGAAAACTGACAAAAGAATATGCAGACAATGGAGACGAACAGCTTTTAACATTTGTTCAGTGGCTTTTGATTACATGGTGCCCTATAATTAGTGGATTTGCGGAGGAATTTAGGAAAGGTGAGGAATAATGAAAACGAAAAGATGTAAAGAATATGTCGGTGTAGCTTGTGTTGACGGTTCGTGTCCCAAAGCAAATGCAGAGGAATATGCAGAAAGGTGCATGGACGTAATAAGTGATTGTGATGACTGCTTTTATTACAAAGGCTGTGAAGATTGTGCTTTGCGTGATACAGAATATTGCGAAGGTAAAAAATCTGAATAGGCGGTATACATCATGGAAATGGGAATAGAGGAAATCAAACGGCAGTACAAATATGCAAAGGACAGAAAGAAGTGCATATCCATTTTGGCAGAATTGAACTGCTGTAGTAAGGATGATATAAAAGCAATTATTGGTTTGGCTGAAAAGAAGAATGACGCTTCAGATAATCAAAAAGTCAAACTAAGTGCTAATGAGATTAAATCTTTATATAATCGTTTGGATGAACTGGATGCAGCAATTAAGCTGTTGGAAGATGAATATAAACGGACGGCTGCGGAACTTATGAGTATCAGCAAGAAATAATAAAATTTTCAGAAAGGAGCCGGAACCTTCCCGGGAACAAGGCGCGCCGGGTTCCTTGATGAAAGATATGGGAGAGCAGTACAGAAGCAGGGTATATACGGACAGGCCGGATTACGCAGATTTTGACCCGCCGGAAAAATTCCAGGCAATAACAGGAATCATCATGACGCACCTCAGACAGCATCCGAGAGCCATATGCTCCTATTCAGGAGGGGCGGACAGCGACATTATGATTGACCTGATTGAGACGGCCCGGAAGATTGCCCCGTCCCTCCCGCCGGTCAAATACGTGTTTTTTAATACGGGGCTGGAAATGAAAGCCACCAAAGACCATGTAAAAGCCACCGCAGAGAAGTATGGAGTGGAAATCAAAGAAATCAGGCCGAAGGTCGGAATCGTCCAGGCAGTCAGGGAGCACGGCATCCCGTTCGTGTCAAAGATTATGTCGGCAGGGCTTGAGGGGTGGCAGAAAAAAGGGATGCCCCTGTCAATAGCTGACGAATATGCACAGGCATGGGACAAGACGGCAAAAAGGCGGGAGCTGGGCAGGAGATATCCAAAATGTGAGAGCATAATCAATTTCCTCTGCTGCTGTAATTCCGCAGGAGAGCCGAGGCCAAATATCCAGCTGGTGGTAAACTCCTCAAAATACATGCTGGATTTCATAAGGGAATGCCCGCCGGATTTCCAGATCAGCGCACAGTGCTGTGATTACTGCAAGAAACAGGTGGCACATGAGGCGCAGAAAGATTATGAAATGATTATCACGGGAGAACGCCGGGACGAGGGCGGCATGAGGTCAGTGCCCCGGAAAGACAACACGGCGCTCTGCTTCACGGAAACCAGTGACGGGCAGTACAGGTTCAGGCCGCTTTACTATGTTACAGACAGGGACAAGGCATGGTACAAAGAACGGTTTGGAATTAGATATTCCGATGCTTATGAGGTTTACGGCCTTACAAGGACAGGGTGCTGCGGGTGCCCGATCTCATATAAGGCGGCTGATGATCTGGAACTGATACGGCCATACGAACCAAATGTAGTGAAAGCGGCATGGAACATATTCGGGAAGAGCTATGAGTACCGCAGAAAATATAATGCCTATAAGAAGGCCAGGATGGCAGAAGAGAAGAAAAAGAAAGCGGACGTAGATGGTCAGATGGAACTGTTTGATTTCATGTAGGGGATGATAAAATGCGCACAAAATGCCACGCTTGCCTATGCCGAACATGCTTAAACACATGCTACGACCGTAAAAACTGCAAAGGGAAGAAAGAGGAGTGCAAGAAATACAGTGGCTTTCAGCAGATGAGCATTTTTGAGCCGCAACCGCAGCCACAGTATCAGTCAGCGCCACGACACTCATGGCAGTATTACGGAATCAGTAAAGAGCGGTACATGCAGTTGACAGAGTACATACAGTCCGACAGATATGCCTATGTAGCGCGTCAGGCGGCTCATACAGCCTGTAATGAGTTTGCAGAGTACATTTTACTTAGCGTAAGTAAAAATATTTCCTACGAGGGATTAGAGAAGCTCTGGGCGCGTGGAGAAATTGAGAGGATGCCATGCGGAAGGTCGGACTTTTACGGCTGGCGGAGATATTTTTATCATTTGTTTGATTTGGAGGTTAGCAATTTGGTGAAATGTCAAGAGGAAAATAAAAAAGATTTTCTGGAAGAAAGGTAACTTTAATAGACCTACTGTCCAATAAAGAACGTAAGTTCGATATTCGCTATGGATTACCTACTCTTTTCCACAGAGTAGAGTTTGCCATTGGCCAGCAGTCCAAAAAGCATACGTATCAGTTTACGGGAAGTCAACGCGAGTGCTCGTTTGTGCTGATGGGTTCTCACCTCAGCAAATTTC